TCAGACCTCGTAGTAGCCAGCCGTGGCGGCTTCGGTCTCCGTTCGGTAGCGGTAGGTCCGCGACACCTGGTCCGCGAGCGTGTCGTTCACCCCGGACTTGTTGAACAAGGGCACGCCGTCCGTCGGGCTGTTGTGCTCCAGCGTCATCACGTCCCCCCGGTTGTTCACGACCTCGAGGACGGCGTTGGCGCAGGGGTTGCGCACCTCGTCCATGACCGCACCGCCGCCAGCCTGCCGGACGTAGCGCCGTGCGAAGGCTCCCATCGCTTCCGAGGTGCCGGTTTCGGTGTCGGGCGTGCAGCCCGTGATTTCGCACTCGGTGTAATCGACATTGGCATCCGCAAGGGGCCACCTGTTGAATGCGCTGACCGCGCATCGGATCATCCTGCCCTTGAGCTTGAAGCCGGTGTAGGTGAGCGCGCCTACCTGGTTGCGCAGCGCCGATCCGGTGAAGTCGAGATCGCGCCAGTCGATGTTCCGGGTCTGGTTGTTCGCCGAAGCCTGGAAACGGAACCCGAGGTCGGTGGAATCGACATTGCCCCCGCCGTGCCAGATATGCTTCCGGGACCCGCTCACGACGCCGGCCTTGCAGCCGATCGCGCGAACGTTGCGGAAGACAAGCGGGCCGGCGGTATCGTCACCGATGATGTTGAACAGGTTGCCGCAGTTGCGGATCTCCACGTTCTCCAGTGTCAGCGTGTTCGGGTTGGCCGCGCTCTGGTAGCTGTCCCACAGGACGTTGGCGAGGCTCTGGTCTGCGAAGTAGCCATTGCGCACGGTCGTTACCGGGAACTGACCCGCGCCCGGCCCGCCGGTGGGAGACCCGACCCCCCAAAGGTCGCCAACGCCGACGCCCCGGAAGCTGTGCACCGTCGCGACACGCGTGCCGTAGAACTCGAACAGGCTGCCGGGGATGCTGCTGCCGTTGGTAGCCTCTGCCTCGAAGTAGTGAACCACGGCCTCACCGCACCGCGCGATCTCAAGGCAGTCGCCGGCCGTGGCCGACCCGTCGTCGATCACGTACCGGCCAGATGTGACCTCCACACGCCCGAAGCCGATGATCTCCGGCCCCTCGCCGCAGTTGCGGAACAGGAGATTACCACCGAGGTGGAACCGGGCATCCTCCGCGATAGCCGCGGACGCACCGATGTCGATCGGATTGGCGTAGCAGCCGCCCAGCTCGCCGCTGCCGCTCACGGCATAGTGACCTCCGGGCGTCAGCCCCTTCATCAGGATGTTGCATCCGCCCGCGCCGGCCTGGCCGTAGCCGCCGGTCCAGCCGGTCTGGCCGCCCTTGTTGTTGTCCAGCCGGCCGTGGATCACGAAGCGGATGCCGCCGAGCGCAAGATCGCCGCCAAACAGGTCGACCGATCCGGTCGCGTCGGTCTGCTCGCCGTCGGCCAGCTTCACGGTGGCGCCTTCCTCGACGACGATTGTAGTGTTGGACCCGGTGATGTGGGCGCAGACCTTGTGCCCGGCCGCAGTGGGATGGTCGCCCGTCACGCGCATGAGATAGGTGCCGGCGCCAGCGAAGCGCAGGGTGCCCACGCCATCCGCCGCGATCTGCGCCAGCAGCGCGTTCGCAAGCGGCGCGTTGTCCGTCACGCCGTCCGGCGCGCCGCCCAGCTGCTCGACCTCGTAGATCCCGCCTGCGCTCGGCTGCGCCTTGATCCCGTCGCCGCCCGCCGTCGTCTTCATCTCGCCGGACGAGACGATCTCGTATCGCCACGGTCCGGCCTCGATCTCGAGGCCCGGGCTACCCAGGACGCCGCCGTAAGCGAACAGCTCAGCTGGAGTTGCGAACTTCACCCGGCCGATCCATCCCTCGTGCGTCTCGCTTGATCCGTCGTGGGTATAGACCTTCAGGCCGACCGTGTCATTCACGTAGAAAGGCGACGGTACGCCGCTCAGGTCCGCGGGCATTTCGGTGTAGAGAGGCGCACCCGCCGACAGCGCGGCAAGCTCGGCCTGCGACTTCGCCACGCTCGCGTCGGCCGCGCTGGACGCGCTGGCCAGCCGATGGTCGTTTGCGAGGTCCGCCTGCCCGGTGGCGGTCGTGGCGGCCGTGCCGGCAGTGCCCGCCGCCGTCTGCGCGATCTCGGCTGCCCCTTCGGCTGTTGCCGCCGATTCCGCTGCCGCGGCGCGCGCCGCCAGTGTCTCCGAGCTGTTGAGGCCGGCCATCTGCCGCCACTCGATCTCGTCCGACCCGATCGACGGCGACCCGATCACGAGCCAGGTCGTGCCCGTGTAGGTGTCGCCCTCCAGCACGTGGCAGATCGCCAGCGCGATCTCGGCGTCGCTGTCGGCGTCGGTGGCGCGAGCCCAGGCCCCCGCCGTGTCCACCACATAGACGCCGTTGGCGGTCGCGTCGTTCTGCCCGGACACCAGCACGCGGTCGCCGGTCGCCACCGCCACGCCGTCGATCGTCGCCGCGCCGCTCAGGGTCAGGTTGGCGGTCGATGCCACCCTCGCTGGTGCAAGCCTGTTGAGCCCGTTCGCGGCCGCGGTGATCGCCTCGGCCACAGGCCCCGACGCGGCGAGGATCGTGCCGAGCCCGGTCGACGACAGTCGCCCGACCGACCCCTGGTAGATCGTCAGCACGTGATCCAGCCCGGCTAGAGTTCCCGTGTCCGTGACGCGAATGCCATCTGCCATGCCTGTTCTCCTCAGATGATCGTGACGGTGATAGCCGAGCTCGGCGCGCTGCCGACGCCCTCAGCGTTGATCGCGGCGAAGCGATAGTCCTGCGCGCCCTGCGGCGCGGTGCCGGCGCTCTCGCGGTAGAGCAGCACCGCCTCTATCGAGCCGTCGAAATCCGATGTCGCGACGATCTCGATCCGGTCGTTGCCGGGCGCCGCCTCCAGCGCGATCAGCGTCTGACCATCGGCCGTGATCGGATCCGTGGCCACGGCCGTGCCGCCAGCCAGCCGGGCTGTGACGCTGCCGGCGGTGCGGCCGGAAACCGTGATGTAGCCACGATAGGTTTGGCCCGCCTCCAGCGTGACCGCCTGCGACAGGGTGGATTCGGAGCCGGGCGTATGGGTTGCCTCGCCGCCGGCGATCGTCCAGCCGCCGCCGGCGGTCCAGGACGACATGCCGGCACCCAGCATCTGCGAGCGCGTGCTGTCGCCGTCGACGATGACGACGGTCGATCCGGCCGTGGCCTCGACGCGCCGGACCTCGTCGGTCGCTGTGTCCAGCGTGCCCCCGTTTGGCGTCCGGAAGACTGCGATCTCGGTGGTGGCCGGATCGGAATGCGCCAGCGACAAGACCGCGTGGCCGATCGCGCCGGCGACCTCGATGCTGTCGAGGTCCAGCGCGGCCGGCAACGGCACCCTGTCGCCGACGGTGTAGGCGGCGATATCCGACGCCGCGCCGGCCCCGTCCGCAAAATTGACGGCAACCAGTTGCAGCTCGATCTCGTCGCCTAGGTCATAGGTCAGCGTGGCCGTGCCCGACGCGCCGGGGATCGTGGCCTCGGCCCATGTGCCGGCCCCGGCCAGACGGTGGCGCAAGGTGATCGAGGCGATCGCCACCGTGTCGGCCGGATCGCCGGAAGCGGCAACAAGAACCGCGCGCGAGGTCGTTCCGAAGGATCCCTCGTCGCCCTCGGTCTCGATGTCCACCAAGACCGGCGCGACGGGAAGGCCGCCGGCGTCGATCACCTCGCCGACCACCGGATCCCATTCAGGCGGCACGTAGGCATCCGTCAGCGCGTCGATCTCGGGCGCGGCGTTCGTGAGCGTCATCGGCACGATGCCGTCCTTCCCCGGCTCGACATCGAGCACGAGGACCTCCTCGCTTTCCTCGCCCAGCACGCCGAACACGATCAAGGCCCCGACCGCCGGCACTCCTTCGCCCGTGACGTGCAGCGCGCGCGTGACACCTTCGACGGTCTGCACCGCCGTCAGGACCGACTGCCCGACCGGGTCGGACTCGTCGAAGTCCAGGTAGCGGACGCCGTAATCGGTGCCGGCCTCCATCAGGACCTCGCTGTCCAGCACGATCAGGCGGTCGCGGACCTCGAGCACGCGGGCGGCGGCCTGCACGTCGCTCAGCACGTCGTGCGACAGGCGGATCGTGTCGCCGCGCGTGGCCACGCGCGCCAGGCCATCCTGCTCGACCATCCAGCGATCGCGACGATGGATCGCCACCTGCATGTCGCGATAGATCTCGCGCATGATCTCCTGCGCGTTGGTCTTGCCCGGCGCCTGCCACTCCTCGATCACGTCGATCGAGCCGACATGCCCGGGCCAGCGCACGACCACCTCCGATTCCTGATAGTCGTTCTCCTCGTCCGCGAACCGCACCCGGATCGCGTCGGGGAAGTCGGCGTAGATGCGCCGGCCGCGCAGCTTCTGGCTGTTGCGCGGGTGGATGTGGTCGATCGCGTGTGCAGCCGGCCGGTCGATCACCACCGACCACTTCACGCCGTCGTGGCGCGGGCTGGCGCGGCCGGCCTTGGCGATCTCGATCAGCAGCTCGCGCAGCGATCCCCATTTCGCCCGGTTGTGGTCGTAGTGCAGGCCCTTGGCGACGCAGAAGTCGAACCACTCCGCCAGCGCGTCGAAGTCGATCCCGGCATCCTCCACCGGAAAGACCGCATGGGCGCCCTGCAGCGCATGGATGAAGGCGCTGGCCGGGTTGCGCGGCAGGCCCGTGATCCACGCCGCGCCGTCCCATTCAAGCGCGTGGCGCTTGACCAGCGCGTTGACGCTATCGAGCGACCCGCTGAGCTGGTGGCTGGCGCGGATCCGCACCGCCAGCAGCGCCAGAGGCACGTCGGTGGCGATCGGGTATTCCGGCCGGATGCTCTGGAGGGCGGACAGGACGACCGTGTTCTGCGTGTAGCGGTCGGTTCTGCCATCGACGAGCTCGACGTCGATGTCCCAGGCGCCACGATGCGGCAACGTCCACGTGTACTGCCTGAAGAACGGATCCCGCTTCTTCGCCTTGTACCTCAGGTCGTGAACGAGCTGCCACTCGCCGCCGTCTTGCCTCTGGCGGATCCTGAGCGTGACCGAAGTGCTGTAAGTGTTGTCCGAGGTCTCGCCGTTCCGGATCAGGCCCGCGGGGAAATGGATCACGAGGCTGGCGCGGACACTGCTGCGTGCCGTCGATCCGGCCCAGGGCCCAGCGGATTTGTTCAGCTCGACACCGACGACCTCCTCGATTACCTGCTGCGACGTCAGCGTGACCGGCTCATCGTCAGGCGCGCCCTCGCGGACCTCGTAGTCCACGTTCTGGAAATTCTCGATCGGGGTGTCGCCAATGCGGATGTCCGACACGTCGAGCCGGCCGTAGCCCAGCAGGAACAGCGTGCGGACATACTGGTCGTCGCCGACGATCTCGGTGTAGGGCCGGGCGGCGAAGACCGGCGCCACGCGGATATGGCCGAAGGGCAGCGGCACCGGGTCGCCGGGCGCAGCGCGATTTTTCCAGCCGTCGATCTTGTACTCGGCCTCGGGGTCGCGCCCACCGCCGGGCAGTTCGGGGCGCGGGGTCAGCGCGTTGATCAGAGCCCCGCCGATCGCGACGATCGCCGCCATGCTTCCGAAGTAGATGGCGTTGACGGCAGCGGCGCTCAGGAACGCGCCCGTGGCTGCGAAATACGCCGTCCCGGCAAGGTGTGTCAGGTACGCGGCCGCCATCGTGACCAGTTCACCCGGCACGACCCGGATCACCACCGTGGTGCCGGAATGCGGCCGGACGCGACCCCACCAGAGCCGCGGGATCATGGCCGTCTGACCATCGCCGGCGACCAGCGTCACGCGCAGCCGGTCCAGCACGGTCTCCGGAGCGTTCGGCAAAGCCCGGTCGATGATCTCGGCCACGGTCACCGTCGCCTCGATCTCGAAGCCGTGGCGCGCCTGGTCGGGCAAGGCGCGGGTGCGGATGACCCGGATGCTCATGCCATGGCCTCGTGGCGGAAGGTGCCCAGCAGGCGGTTGCCCCAGGGCTGGTCGGCAACGGGCACGATTACCGACGCGGTGCGCGCGTGGACGTGCAGCATGTGCCGGGCATCGACCGCGACGGCGACGTGCTGGGCGTAGCGGCCGGCACGGAACAGCAGCGCGTCGAAGGGGCGCGCGGCCGCGACAGGCGCCCAGGGTGCGCGGCAATCCGGATCGCTCAGCAGGGCGTCCAGCGCGGCACGCTCGGCCGTGTCGGCGTAGCGGTCGGCATAGGAGGGCAGATCGATGCCCAGCTGCTCGGCGTAGACCAGGCGCAGCAGGCCCCAGCAATCGACGCCGTTCCGATCGCGGCCGTGGTCGCGGTGCGGCAGGCCGACATAGGCGCTCCAGTCGATCGTCATCGGAACATCCCCGGGAACCGGGCCTTCGTGATGCGGTGTGCGACGGCTTCCTCTTCTTCGATCGGCTTGCGCGAGGCACCGATCACGACCTGCGTGCCGTAGTCGGCCGCGATGACCTCGAGGCCGTGGTACTCGACCTCGACCGCGTCGGGGGCCGAGGCGTACACAACCGCCAGCGCGGCCGTCGCCCGGGTCGAGAACGAGCGGACCGCCTTGACCAGGGTCGCGTCGAACAGGTCGATCGTGATCCCGAAGGCGGCCGGCGCGTCTTCCTGGTCGCCGGGCATCTCGAAGCTGGCCATGATGAAGCGGAAAGGCTCCGTCGCGGGATCGCTGTCCTTCCACGCCGACCGCGTGCCGTAGGTCAGCGGATCCGTTGTCAGCCGCTCGGTCGGGTCGCTGGACAGCCGGATCGGCGCGTCGAGCTCCGGGTGATCGATGTGGATCAGCAGCACCTCGACCTCGTCGCTGTACTGCGCCTCGGCGTGGGTGCGGGCGGTGATGGAAACTAGCCGGCTCATGGCATGTCCCAGACGCTGAAGGCGACCGTGATGGAGACCCCTTGAACGGGGCCTTCAAGCGGGGGTTCATCGCCCCACAGACACAGCAGCTGCGCGGCGATCAGCAGTGGCGTCCCGGCATCGTCCAGCAACGGCGCGCCGGACTCGTCCAGCAGCGGCGTGCCGTCCAGCCAAGGATCGGGCATCCAGAAGGGCAGCGAGCCGCCGGCCAGGGTTTCGGTGAAGAAGTGGTTCAGGATGCCCCAGCGTTCGCGGTCCAGCACGACCGCGAGGTCCAGCCGGCGCGCCACGCTGGAATAGCGCCGGGCGAACCGCGGGGGCCCCGCCTCGGTGGCGCGGCGCCGACGGCCGTCCTGTGTCTGCGCACCATAGTTGCGACGCAGCGGCCGGGGCAGCTCGGTGGGCCATTCGGCGATCATCGGCGCGTCCTTTTGGGCGGAAGGCCGCGACGTGCCAGAGTGCGCGCGAAGGCGGTGCCAGGAGAGTTCGCGGAATCGTCGACCGCCTCGCTGACGACGAAGCGCTGCAGGCGCCCGCCGCCCGGCATCGGCTCGCTCTCCTCGCGGATGTCGAGGCCGCGCGAGGACTGGTCGATGATCTGGGTCTGCAGGACCATCATGCCGCCGGCGGCGCCGCCAGAAACAAACCCGCCTTGTGCGAAGCCGGGAATGGGTGCGCTGGCGTTGATGGCCTCGAGGATGGCGCGGTTGCGGTTCGCGGCCTCGGCCTTGACGATGAACTCGCCCGGGCTGACGGCGATCACGCGGCCGTCCTGTTTCGGTCCGCCTCGCCCATGGATCATGCCCGCGGGGCGGAACGGATCGCCGCCCTCTGCCAGACCGAGCAGCTTCAGGATGCCGCCACCCGAGCTGCCGGTGGAGAGCCCCAGCGCCCGGAGCAGCGGTTCCACGATCAGCGCCTGGATCGCGATGTCGCGCAGCGTCTGGCCGAAGCGTTCCCACGCCTCCGCCGCCTCGTTGCCGCCCTGCACGAGCGACGGGACGAGGTCCGAGACGGCGCCGCCAACCTGGTCGCGGATCTGCCCGATCTCTTCCTGCGCGGCCTTCTCGGCCGAGATGGTGGCGATGTTCGCTTCGATCGCGGCGCGCTGCTCGGCCGTGGCCCCGGCGAGCGTCTCGCGCAGGCGGATCATCTCCTGCTGGACGGGGTCGGTTTCGCGGAGGATCGCCAGCTCGTCGTGCTGGCTGCTGATCAGATCTTCGACCGCCTTCTTCTGACGTTCGAGCTCGGACGTGCCACCACCGCCGCGCCGCCCGCCGCCGCCACGTCCGCTGCCGTTCACCGCCGTCTGCAGCTTGCGGTACTCGGCCTCGGCCGACTGCGCGGCCTGGGCCAGAGCCTCGGCGTGTTCCGCTTCCTGCCGGATCGCGCTCTCGTTGGTGGCGAGCTGCTCCGCGCGTCCGCTGGAGATCAGCCCGTATCCGCCGTCGTCCAGCTGCTCGCGGTAGTCCTGGACCGCCAGGGACCCCGCGCGATCCACCGGGTTGCCGACCGTATCGAGCAGGATCTGCGACCGGCGGGCGCGAGCGCCGGAACTGGCGATCGACTGCTGCGCCAGGGCACCCATCTGTGCCACTGCCCCGGCAAGATTTGCCGCCATGGCCGATGCGGCGTTGGCGCCGTCCCAGATCCGCGACGAGACATCGAGCTGAGACAGCGCCAGTCCCTGCTCGAACGCCGCGCGCAACTCGTCCTTCAGCGCCTCGGAGACGTTGACCGTGTCCAGGATCGCCTCGAACGCCCGCCGTTCGGCCGCAGCGTGGGCATCTGCATACTCGACGCTGTCCTCGCCATGCTGCAGCGCGATGCGCTTCAGCTCGTTCTGTTCCTGCAAATCCAGCAGGAGGGATTGGGCAGTCGCACGGTTTTCTTGCCACTGAACGCCGGTCTGGATCAGCGCGGAGAGGCCGTCCTTGATGGCTAACTTTATTCCTTCCTGTGCTGCCTTCAGTTCCTGGTTGAGTGCGGCCTGTTCCCGGAGGTTCGCCAGCTTCTTCTCGGCGTCCTGCAGCTCTGCGCGTGCCGCAGCGACTTGCGCATCGTATTCCGCGACGATGTCGAGCCCGAGCCTCCGGCCGCGCGCGGCCTCCTCTTCAGTCAGCTGAGCCTGAACGCGCGCAAGTTCTGCGGCCGCTGCTTCAACCTGATCGGCGAGTGCCAACTCTTCCGTTGAGGCGAAGCCGCGAAGCATCCGGGTGTTGTCGCGCTCCAGTTCGGCGGTCTTTGCGCGCGCAGCCTCCAGCGCATCGGTCAGCTCGTTGGCCTGGTCTTCGCTGCTCGTGAGCCATTGCACGATCGCCGCGCCTGCCGCGATCGCGCCGATCGTCACCAGGTTGACCGGGCTCAGCAGGCCCATGAAGGCAGTGCCCAGCGCCTTGACCGCACCGGCGGCGCCCATCGGGCCGATCACCTGGGTGATCTGCGTGCCCTGCTGGAGGGCCAGCTGCAGCGGATTCTGGCCGGCCGCCATCATGACGCCGAGGTCGTTGAACTGCGCGGTGAGGTTGCCGACGGATCCGGCGGCCAGCGTGTGGGTCTGCTGCACCCCACGTGCCGCGCTGCCCGTGTCGGTCAGGCGCGCGGCCGTGGTCGCGGCCTTGGCCTCGACCGACGCCAGTGCGGTTGCGGCGTCGCGGCCTTCGGATTCCACGCCCTGGAGCGCCGTGTCGAGCCTGCGCAGCTCGTCCGCGGTGCTCTTGATCTCGCCCTGGGCCTGCCTGCCGTCGGCGGTCAGGCGGGCGTGGAAGTTCAGCGCCATGTCACCGTTCCTCGTTCAGCGCACCGGCCGCGCCCGCCTCGATCAGCCGAACCTGCTCCCAGAGTGGCGGCGTGACGTCGACGCCGGCCATCCGCAGGCCCGCCTCGGCCGCCGTGTAATCCAGCCCCAGCCAGAGCGGCGCGGCATCCATGCGCGGGATGCACCGCCATTGCTGCGCGACGGCGAGAAAGGCCTGGATGGCTTCGGCGTTCTCCGGCCAGACGCCGTCCTCCTCGGGCGGTGCCTGGAGCACGTCCTCGGGGATCCCCCAGAAGGCGAGGTCCTCGGCGATATCGTCCCGGGCCGGGGCATCGCGTTCGAAGAGCCGGTTCAGAGCCCACGCGCGCCCGGCCCATTTCAGTTTCCCGCCCGAGCGCCCTGCAGCCCGAGGCGGTAACCCTTGAGCAGCCCGATCCGCATGTCGGCCATGCCCAAGGCCTGATCCAGGACGCCGCTGTCGAACCGGATGGGATGACCGTCCTCGCCGATCAGGTCGCCCAGATCGACGACGACAGCGCGCAGGAAGGCTTTCTCCTGGTCGAGCGACGGCGTGTTGCTGTCGGGGCTGAAGTAGCCGTTGGTCTCGTCGTCAGAAAGGACGCGAAACGTTGCCTTGAAGGTCTCGCCGCCGGCGGCGGTGCAGCGGGCCTCGAACTTGCGGTCTGTCGTGAAGCGCAGGGGCATGTGATGTCTCCGTCAGGGTTGGATCAGGTCAGGGTGAGGGTCCACTGGTCGTTGCCGGTGTCGGGCAGCGGCAGCATGCGCAGGGGCCACTCCACGATGCCCTGCGCCTCGGTCGGGCTGTCGGGCCGCTGCATCTGCGCCTGAGGCACGGCCAGGGTGGCGATGGCGCCGGCTTGGGTGCCGTGCACGATCTGGACGGCCAGGGCGGTGCCGTCGCGGGCCGCGGCGTAGGGGTCGAAGGTGGCGATCGGCGTCGCCTCGATCTGCATCTCCAGCGTCTCCGCCCGATCGACGATCACGATCTCCTCGGCACCGATCAGGAACCGGCCCTCAACCTGGTTGCCCATGGCGAGCTTGAAGTTCCGGCCGACGAAGCTTGCGCCATCGATGGTGAGCGTCGGCGTGTTGACCTTCGACACCACCAGCGGCGCCTGGAAGGCACTGTAATCGGGCGTCGGCTTGGCCTGGTCGACCGGCTTCGTCCAGAGGCCGGTGAAGGTGAACTCGAGCTGCGGGATGCCCGACGCGTTCTTCACGACCTCGCAGTTCCCGCGCGCGCCGATGAGCTTGTAGAGGATCCCGGCGATGTTGAGCGTAATCGTCGCGCTCTCGTGCCCGTCTGTGACCGGATTGTAGGTGACCGATGTGCCCACCACGATGGTCTCGGCCACCCCGCAGGCGCGCATCAGAGGGCCCCAGCCAGGCACGGTGCCGGCGGTGCCGGATGGTACGAGTTCGACCTTGAACGTCATGACCATGTGCAGGTCGGCCGGAATCATCGCCGCGTTGCCCAGCCAGGGCGTCTCGTGCCCCCGGTCGACGTCCTGACCCTGCATGGGCTGGATCGAGATGTCGTGGGCATAGATCGCGTTGGCAACACCGGTAAGGGTCGGGTCGATGCCGTACGTGGTCTCGATCCCGGCGAGCAGGACCTTCTCGCGGTAGCGCAGAGCCATGGATCAGGCCTCCTTCTTCGCGGCGGGCTTGGCCGCGGGTTTCGGTGTGCCGGCCGGGGCCGTTCCGGCGACCTTCTTGAGGCCGCCCTTGTCGTCGCGGGTGTAGGAGCCGCCCGATTGCGGAAGCTTCATGGAGTGATCCTCAGCTGGTCGGTGATGAAGAACTGGAACTGGTAGGCGAGCACGCCGCGGTGGCGGGTCTCGATGACGCCGGCGCGCTGCAGCTCAAAGACGCCGACGACTCCGTCGGGCGCCCAGCCGCAGACGGCTGCCGTGATGTCGGCTGAGAAGGTGTCGAGTTCGTCGAGGGCGCGCTTGCCGTGGCGGTCCACGTTGCGCAGCAGCACGACGAGCGAGACTCCGTGCCGGACTTCCTGCGTGAAGAAGCCCGAGATCGCGCCAGTACCCCGCGTCGGCACACCCGTGACGCCGGCTGGGATCAGGTAGCCGTTGACGCCGCCCGCGGGTACCACGTTGGACTCCATCACGGCCATGAAGTCGGACGCCGTGAAAAGGCGGCCCTGCAGCTCTTGAACCCGGCCTTCAAGGCGGGTTTTCAGGGGCGCGACGAGCATCAGATGAAGCCCTTCAGGTTGCCTTCGGTGAAGGGCCGCTCCCGGTCGGTCACCTCGACCCCCGAACCGCCGGTCTGTGCGGGTGTCACGCCCTCGGCGTCGAGCTCGATCACGCCCTGGGCGATCTCGCGCAGCTGGCGCATTGCAGCCTCGTAGTCGCGGGTGATCTTGGCGTCGGGATCGAACGGATGAAGGATGTAGATCGCGATCTGGCGCGCCAGCGTCGGGATCGGGTCCGGCACGGTGGCAAAGGGCAGGGCGTAGCGACCCTTCACGTAGCCGTTGATCAGTCCCTCGGCCTCTTCGATCGCGGAGGTCACCACGCCGGCGTCGATCGCGCCCGTCGCCGTCTCGCCCCGGTCCGTCAGGCTCACCAGGAGCGCGGTGCCGTAGCGGTCTTCCAGCTGGGCTTGCGTGGTGTAGGCGGGCATGGGCGGCTCCGGGGGTCAAAAGGCCCGGCGGCGCGCGGCCGCCGGGAGGTGTCACCGTCCGGCAAAGCGGCCGGGCGGAGCAGAGATCAGTCCGCCTCGCGGGTCTCGACCGAGAGGCGCGGATCGGCGATCAGCGCCGCCTTCTCGCCCTCGGTGAGTTCCTCGAGCGGGATCGTCACCGGCTGCGCGCCGAAGTGACGGCCCGCGCGCCATCGGCCGCGCTTCGGACCTTTCACCACGACGACGAGCGGCTTGGCCTTCGTCGGGATCGGGGTCCGGGAGGCGGCAGCGCCGCCCCCGGTCTCCCCCGCACCGCCCGCAGCAGTTCCCTGCACGACTGCTGCGGGTTCGGCCTCGGCGGCGGGCGCTGTCGCGCCTGCCTGTTCGGTGGCGGCCGGCTCCCTGGCCGGCCCCGGCGCGACAGTCTGGCCGGCTGCGATCTCAGCCTCAGCGGCGGTCGCCCGCCCGTCCGGGTGGGCGGAAGCGACCGGCACTTCGATCCCGGTCGCCTTCGCGTCCGCCTGGTCGGTTGCGGCCGGGGCCTTGGCGCCGGCCTTCTTCGGGGATGCTTTACGTGCCATGGGTCAGCCTCAGGTCAGCCAGGGCACGGTGAGCAGCTCGGCCGTGCCTTTCCACTCGTTGGTCTCGCCGCCCGACCCCAGTTCGGAGTTCAGGATCTTGCGGCCGGCGCTTTCGAGCGAGGGCGGCACGACCAGCAGGTTCGGGATCAGGCCCAGCGGGCGGCCACCGTCGCCCGTCATGCCCTGCAGCGCCGCACGGGCGCTCGCATAGCTCGTGGCGCTCAGAGCCTGCTTCGAGCCGTAAGCCATCTGCGGGATGCCGAAGCCCACGTTCCCCCGCCAGTCCGCGCCGTAGACGAAGGTGTTCGTGAAGAACACGTTGTCGTCTGTCGGCCGGTCCTTGTAGTCGAAGGTGATCGGCTTGCGTTCCTGGAGGATGATCGGCTTCGGCGTCCGGTTCGTGCAGAGCAGGAACCACGGCGTGCCCGTCCCGCCACCGGTGTTCGAGAACGTGGTCGTAACCCCATTCTCGTCGGTGATCGGGTGATCGGTGTCGAAGAAGTTCTGGCCGTCCCAGCATTCGGTGTCGAAGCCGGCGGCGAGCAGGTTCCAGACCAGCATCTCGGGATGCGCGGCCGCGGCGTCGCCGAGATGCGAGAACATCATCGCGTACTGGCCGAGATTGTCGTCCTCGATGTCGTCGCGGCTGACCTCGACGGTCTTCTCGAAGTGCTTGTTGCGGATCGTGTAGCCGGCTTCCGCGATGCCATCGAGCTGGCGCTGTCCGATCCACTCGCGCATGCCGGACATCTGCCGGAGCCAGCCGTACGTGGTCTCGGACGTGCTGGACCGGACGACGGTGGCGACGCGGTCGCGCAGGGTTGGGGCCTGGCTGACCGCATTGCGGAAAGTGGTGTCGAACCCGACGCGCAGGCTCTGGAGGTTGGCGTTGTTGACGATCATGGATCAGTGCTCCTGTCAGGCGCCGGTGCGGGCGAGGGTGAGGGCTTCGTCGAGACGGACCCAGACGCCCTGGGCGTCCACATCCGTGACGATGCCCGCGGGCGAGCGCGTCGCCGTGCCATCCGTCTTCGCGACGGTCTGGTCATCGACCGCGAAGCAGACGTCGCCGATCTCGGCGGACGTGATGGCGTCGGTGGCGGCGCTGTTGTCGAAGCGAAACACGCCGGTGCGGATCCGCGCCGTCACGTCGCCCGCGGCGCCGGCCGCGTTGTCGGCCTCGGCCTCGGCGATGCCCACGCCGACCAGGCCGGTGGCCGTGGCGCCCGGCGTGACGTAGCCGGCGGCGTTGCGCATCACGAGCGCGCCCACGTGGAGCAGGACCGTGGCGGCGACCGCCCCGGCGATGACGTCGCCCTCACGCCGCGGCGTGAGGCGACCTGCGGTCAGAGCGGCCATCAGACGGTCTCCTTGGCTTTCGCGTCAGCCTTGAGCTGCGCGAGGTAGGTTTCGGGTTCGAGGCCGAGCATGTCGGCCACCTGGCGCTGATCGGCGCTGAGCGCGGTCAGCTGCTCGCCGCCGCCGGGAGGCAGCGCGGAAAGAGCGGACTCGCCGAGCTGAGGCAGGCCCGCGACCATCGCCTCGGCGCGGGCGGGGTTCTCCATGTGGAGCGCCACGTAATGCTCGCGCGCGGGCTTCACGCCGGCGCGCTTGTCGGCGATGGCCTTGTCGACGAATGCCTCGGCGGTGCGCTTCTTGTCGCCGTCCTGCATCGCCTTGACCTGGGCAGAGAGCGCCGCGAGCTGTTCACCCGCCTCGCCGGCACCGGCACGCAGAGCCTTGACCGTGGCCACCAGCTCCGTGCGCGTGGCGCCGTCCTCGACGCCCAGGGCGTCGCGGACCTCCGAAAGCGCCGTCAGCGCCTCGGTCGTCTCGGCCGCGTCGGCGCCCATCTTCTTCTTGAGAGCCGCCGCGATGTCCTCGTCGGACGCGTCGGCGGTCAGGCCGACCATTTCGGCGACCATTGCCCGGAAATCCATTCCGTCTTCCCCTTCGTCGGTGAAAGTGAGCGCCGTGAGCTGGCGCAGGGCCGGACGGTTGGTGATGGCCACCGACACGATCCGGGTGATGCGTCCGTCCTTCGCGTTCAGAAAGACGGGCGAGACGCCCCAATAGGCGCGATCCTCCATGAGAGCCTGACCCGCGGCGGTCCACTCGACCCGGCCCCAGAGGCCGTCCTCGCGCTCTTCCATCTCGCCGATGTAGCCGTAGGCGCGGGTGTCACCGCCCTTGGCTCCGGGCATCGTGCCGTGATCGACGTCGACATGGATGCGGCCGGGCGCGGCGAACGACGCTTCGGTCAGCGCCGTCGCGTTCTCGTAGAACCAAGGTCCGCGGCCATCGGCGGCGGCCTGCTTGCCCTTCGGAAACAGGCGCAGCCATTCCGGCGCGACGCCGGGTTGCGGATCGGGCTGCGTGATGGCCGAGAGGGCGATGAGGGTTGCGGATCTGCTCATGCCGGCACATTGCCCGCAGAGCGCCGTCCGTTACGGACGCAAGGGTTTGCCCGGACCTACTTCTTCAGGAGACTTTCCAGCCAGTCTCCGATCACGGCGAGGATGGCTGTCTCGTCGTCGGGACCGACCCCAACGAAAGGACGCGCCGGAATCGCGCCCCAGGGGATCGAGGATCCTCGTGCAGTCGTGCCGAACGCTCCCTTGGCGGCGCCGAACTGCATCACGGCCGCCTGGATGGCGTTGCTGCCCCAGTCGACATGGCCGGGGCCGGCCTCATAGTTGATCGTCTTGCGCATCGTGTCGGTCAGCCGAAGCGTCCCGATTCCGGTGACCGGCGGATTGCGCCGGGCGTAGGCGTCCAGAGTGGTCTGGCTGCGCGGCGCCCATGGCGTGCCGTCGGGTGCGGTCGCGGTCAGGAAGTTCTGGTCCGTGCGCGACAGCATCTCCTCGCCGATGTCTACCATCAGCGGCGTGAGATCGTCCAACTCGGCCGCTGCACGCGACAGCGCCGCAATGATCGGATCGGTGCTGGCGTCGATGCGGATCATGGCGCCTCCGGAACCTTCGGCCCGTCGCCGTCGAGCACTTCGGCCCCCCAGCGGCCGAGCGCCTCGCCCAGTGCCTCGGGTAGCGCTTCGCGCTTCACGTCCGCCAGGCGCTGCACATCCTCGGCGACCGTCGCGCCTGGCGCGTAGCCCCAGCCCTTGCCGATTCCCGGCGGCTCGCCGGTTTTCCGATCGAGGACGTCCCAGCCGTCCTGCAGCTCCACCTCGGGCTTGCCGCCCCGCCGGACCGCCGCGGTCGGATTGCGCGCGCCGATGACAAAGCAGCTGCAGCCCCAGCCGTTCGGCGGGAAGTGCGTCTGCCAGAAGGGGTGCTCGCGCGGCAGGATCAGCCCGTCCCATGCCAGGTGGTGGAGGCGGGGCTCGACCGACCCGCCATGGCGGTAGATCCAGATCGGGAAGAGCTGCAGCTGCGCCCAGCGGCCGGCCATGTAGCTGGTGCGCATGTTGGTCTCGTAGATGACCTTGGTCCGCCACGCCTCGCCCTTGACGGTGCCCTCTCCCGTCCAGCCATGCCAGCCGCGGCGCTCGACGATCTCGCGGAAGTCGCGCCGGAACTCCTCCAGGGTCGTGCCTTCCGAGATTGCCTTGTCGACCGCCCTCGCGAGATCGGCCAGCAGATCGGCCTTCGTCGCGCCGGCCACCATGAAAGCGCGGTCGTGCTGGGCCTTCCACACGTCGCGCCAGGTGGATGTCGGCAGCAGGTTGCCAAGGCGCAGCCGGAAAGCCGCGACCTGCTCAGCGAAGGGGCGCCGGAAGGCAGTGGCGACAGTGGGCTCAGCCATCGGCCTCTTCCACCACGGCCGCCATGCCCCCCAGGTGCGCCGAGGCGAAGGCCCGCCCCATGACCGTGGCCAGGCGATCCGATGACACCTCCGGGAACGCGGCGAGCAGCATCTCGCGCAGTTCGTCGAGGCTGCCGGCGGCGTCCAGCATCACCTCGATCTGGCCGAGCATGCCCTCGATCGCGGGCGCGGCTTCCTCGGCCAGCCTGACGGCCGCTTCTGCGAGAGGCTCTGAGCGGCCCGCTGAGGCGCTTTCTCGCGTCTCGGGGTCCACGCCCTGCGAAAGAGCCTCAGGGTATTCAAACCCCCGTTCAAATTCGCTCTCAGGGGCATTCCCACCCGAACCCGGGGAAGCGGGTGCCGCTTTCGCGGGTGCGGAGGCCTTCGGAGAGAGGATTCTAGCGTTCTTCTTCGGCTGCCGGAGCCCGAATTTCTCGCGCAGATCCTCCTCAGCGACCTCGAGTCCGCGATCGACCCAGGGCGTCACAGCGTCGGTAAAGGCCTTCAGGTCCTCCGCCTCCGGCCGAACGATGACGATGCGCGGGTAGCGCGGGCGCGGGCCATAGTTCAGTTCCACCCAGGGCCGGACCAGGTCCCGGTTCAGGATCGCCGCCAGCGCCTTGGCGTCCGCCCGCTCGATGTCCTCCTGAACGAGCCGGTGTTCCTTGCCGGAACCCAAGCCCCCGGTCTCGGCGTCCGTGGTCGCGGTCTGGCCCAGCACGGCCTTGCTGACCTGCTTGTCGTAGAACTCCGCCCGATCCTTGTAGAGGCTGGAGGAGGCCGAGAGGTTGCCGGTCTCGACGAACTCGAGCTGCATGCTCTCCGGGATGATCGCCGCCATGTCGCCGGCGATGTTCGCCACGGCGCGCATCAGCGTCGCGCGATCCTCCTTCGTGGCGCCGGGTCCGAACTTGCCGACGCGCACCGGCTGGCCGTAGGTCTGGCTGAAGATCGACCAGTCCCGCTCGCCGTACTTCTTGAACAGGTACGGCCAGAGCACCACCCGGGCGAGACCGGAGCGGGCGGGCAGGCCGGACTTGGCCTTGATCCGCGCCTCGATGAACTTGAACGCCGGCAGCGGAAGCTCCTCGCCGTTGTCGCCGCGCAGGAAGGGCGTCTTAAGGTCGACCCGGTCAAAGCCGAACCAGCGCGGATCCCGGTACTCCAGCCGATCGGGCATCCATTGGCCCTCGGACGTGTCCCAGATGATCTCGGTGAAGCTGTAGCCCTTGCCGATCGCGTCGAGGATGTCGAAGAGCTCATCGGCCAGCTCGTCCCGGTCGAGCCAGTCGCGGACCATCGCGCCGATCTCCACGTCGAGAGGATCCGCGCTCGCATCCTTCACCGTGATCTCGAGCTGCGTGACGGAGCGGCGGCGGGTCCCGAGCACACCCAGGTAGTGCCCGTCCTTCTCCTCGATCGCCTCGGCCAGCTCGAGATAGCGCAACGGATCGCCGGCATCCGCCTCGCGCAGGACGGTGCCCAGGCGGGCGGGCGTCAGCCCATCGCCAGGGTAGCCGGTGATGGGGGAACGCACGCCCGATACGGAGGCGGCGGAGACCTCCTGCGTCAGCTCGGCCTTGCGGACCGGGCGCCCCCAGGCGTCGAGCAGCTGCGGTGTGCGAGCCATGGTGTCACCTCGTGATGTGTTCGACGGCCCACATGACCGCCTGCTGCATGTTGGTTGCGGCGAGGGCGAGATCCCGCGTCGCAAAGCGGTCGCCGTCGGGGTCTGTCCCGCCCATCTCGTGGAGCACGGCGAGGAACATCGCCTGGATCTCGGCGAGAGCCTGCGCCTGTGCCTGCCCCAGTTCGGTTGGCGCCATGGCGACGATCCGGGCCGCCGCCTTGAGATCCGCCAACGTCATGCCCCGTTCGATCGCCATCCCCTCCAGCGCCGCGTCGATGCGCCGGCTGACGTCTTCGCGAAGATCCAAGCCCATCCCATTCCCCATTCAGTAGGTCCCGCCGCGCATTCCGGCGCCCAGCGGCGGGCGCCACCAGTCGCGGGAATCGTTGTCCAGGTCGTCGCCGAGCCCGTCGGCGCTGTTCGGGCCGGTGCGCACCGACTCGTAGCCGTACTCGGTCACCTCGGAGCGGGAGGCGTGGAAGGCCAGCGCGCAGGCGATCGCGCTGTCGCCGTGCCGATCAAGGCCGTCCGACCCTTTGAAACGAAAATTCTCCGGCACGCGGATGATGCCGCCCACGAACTGCAGCGCCTGGTGGTCGCGCAGGACGTCCTCGTGTTGTGGCAGGATGATGGTCCGATCGCCGAACGCCTCGATGTAGGGAGGCATCTCCATCTCGTACCAGGAGCGGCTGAAGCTCACCTCGACGATGCGCGCCCCGTAACGCTGGGCCGCGACCTCGGCGAGATAGGCGCCGTTTCCGGTCCGATCCATCGCGCCCTTCTGGAAGTTCGGGATCCGGTCTAGCAGCCAGAACAGCACGTCGCGCTGCTGGTCGAACGGGATGTTGCGCAACTCGACGATCAGCTTCGTGCGGCGGACCAGGTCGACGCCCTGTTCCAGGATGACGATGTCGGTCGCGTCGCCGGAGCGCGCGAAGTCCTCGCCCATGAAGTGCTGGCGGCGCGGATCGAGGGTTTGAAGGACCTGCTTAAGGTGCTGTTCACACCACGCTTCGGCGGCTGCCTTGCGGTGCTCGGCGGGCGCGTTCTTGAAGCTGTCGGGCATCATCCAGCGCTGGAACGGGATGCCGCTCTCCATGCAGTTCTCGATCTGGACGCGGGTCAGGGCCGCGCCCTGCATCTCGGCCGGGACCGCGTCGAGCTCTTGGCTCATCGCCGCCTCGCGGGCGCCATAGGACGTCCGGATCGTGCTCTCCCAAGCGTCTTGCGCCTCTTGGCTCCATGTCTGGCCTCGCATCAGGCAGACCCTGCGGAACAGCCCGTTCCTTACCGCGTCGCCGAAGGTGTAGCGGTGCACCTTGTAACCGTTCTTGCCCGCCTTCGCCTCGCGGATCAGCTCGTTGAACGGGTTGAGGTGGCCGTTGTGGGTCGAGATGATCCGGACCTTGCCGCCCCAGATCAGCATGGCGTTCACCGCGTCGATCACGTTGCGCACGTCCTTGTGGAAGGCGGCCTCGTCGATCACCACCGTGCCCTGCAGACCCCGGATGTTTGCCGGGTTGGAACTCAGCGCCTCGACGCGGAATCCGGACGCGAACCGGACGCGGTAGGCGCTGATGTGCTTGGTCGAGCCGTCGGGCTGCTGGTCCTCGAACAGGAACTCCTCGATCTCGGCGACTTCGCCGGCGATGACCTTGGCGAAGTGCGCCACGTAGCCGATCGCCTCGCGGCCCTTGTCTTTCGTGTCGCCGATGTAGAAGCAGTTCTGCCCGCCGGCGGACTTGCCGGCTGCGGCCGTCAGGGTGCAGCCCAGCATCTCCGCGAAGGTGATCCCGGTGCGGCGGCCCTTTTCGCAGACCTTCAGGTCGGACAGGTCCTCGAGCCACGCCTTCTGGTGCTCCATCAGGATGCCGTCGGCGAGCGGGTCGAGGTCCTCCGGGATCTGCGCGCCGCGGGGCAGTGCATCGGGAAGCTGCTCGGAATCGCGCGACAGGACGGGCGTGTTCATGCCGCGAACCTTCCGACCTCGTCGCCCATCGCGTCCCAGCCCGGGCGGGCCTGGCGCGAGAACAACTCCAGGCGCTGAACGTCGGGGCAGAGCGCCTCGGCCGCGGCGAAGGCCTCGTCGGGCTTGCGCGAGTGTTCCCGAATAGGGCCCTCGATGACCGATCGGACGGAGCGGGAGCAGCACGGCTCGCCCACGGTGCCGATCAGGAAGGGCTCACCGGCGCAGCGCAGGATGTAGCCTGTCCCGAACGCCTGCCTTCCGCTGGCGGTCTTCTTCGACCAGTGGCCCGCGGTCTTAAAGGTGAAGCCCCACGCGGCCATGACTTCGAAGGCTTGCGGCAGCATCGGGTTCGTCGCCCACAGCCACAGAACGCAGTCCCGGCCAGCGAGATCGCCGACGCGCATGCGCTTGATCGCGTCGAGGTCCATGCAGTCGTACTGCGCCTGCGCAGCCTTCGCCTGGCCCGCATCGGAGCGCAGCTGATACGCCCAGGGCGGATCCGCCATGATCAGCCCGTATCGGAATAGCGGCGCGGCCTCGATGCTGTTGAAGGTGGCCATCAGCAGCGCTCCCAATAGCCGTCACGAAGCCAGCCGTGCCAGCCGCAGTCGCGCTGATGCACGGACGGGTGCAGCGTGGGTTCATTGGTGGACCCGTTCCAGCGCCAGCTCGGGCCCGCCATGTGTGGCTTGTGCTCCATGCCGACCGTGATCCTCGAAACTGCGCCGCACCCGCAGGGGCAGACGAACCATAGGGCCGACACTCGGCTGGAGCCGGGGTCGGAGAACCAGACCGCGCCTGGCTGGCCGCTGGCGCGGTGAGCGGCACGGTCGACGTAGGGCAGGGCGCGCAAAGGGCTGGCGCCGGTCGGCAGATCCTGCCGGGCCGCCTCGATCGCCTCGGAGTGGATACCGATCGCGTCGCTGATCTCTGTCACGGTGAACCCCTTTGCCAGCAGCTCTGCGACGACATGACGCCAAACGTCGTCGCGGGATACGGTGCCGGTCACTTCTTCAGCCCCAGCACCTTCGAGCGGATTGCCGCGAACATCTCCGGGCTGAGACCTTGTTCGCCCTCCAGCTTCTCGAGGTTCTCGGCCATCTCGGCCTGTGCAGCCTCGCGCGCCTCGCGCGCCACGCGGCGACGCTCGTCCTCGAGCAGCTTCTCCCGCATGCCCGAGCTTGCCATCAGGTCTTTCAGCATGCGCCCCAGCGCCATCAGGTCCTTGGGCTCCAAGTGGCCGTCTTCCTCGCGCACGGACTGCATCATGTGCACGGCCGACGTCGCGATCATCTGCATCAGGACGCGGTGCAGCTCGCCCTCGGCCTCGATGTCGAGATCCGACAGCAGCGTCTCGGCCATGGCGAAGGCTTCGCGCTGGTCCTTCAGCGCCTTGGAGAACCGCCCGACAGCAGACTTACCGACCGAGACTTCCAGGCCGGCCTCCTCCAGGCGGAAGTTCAGGGCCTCGGTCACATCCACGATGTCGCCGAAGCCCCGCTGGGCAAGTTCCTCGGCAAGCCACTGGCGCAGTTCGGGCGGGATCAGGTCGAGTTTTGCGGGCGCCGGCATGCTCAGCTCCCGGGGCGCGGGCGATGGATGCCCGGATAAGTGACAACGCCCTCGGCCACCTCGACGCCGCGGCCGGTCGCGGTGGCGACGATGAAGCCAAGCGGCGTCTCGATCGTCAGCAGACCCTGCTCTTTGAGCCAATGGACCTCGCCTGCCACCTGGTCGCGCGTGTAGGCGATGCCGCAGCTCTGCAGCAGGCCGGTCATCATCGACACGTTCGACGTATAGCCCGGCGCATCGGCAAGCAGCCGCAGGATGGCGATCCGGGCATGCTCGCGCAGCTGTTCTGCATAGCTCATTGTCTCAGGCCTTCTTGTTGAGCAGGTAGTCTTCGATGCGCCGCGACGTCTCGGACAGCGCGTTCATCGAGTCGCGGTTGGCGCTCATCGCGCGCTCGATGCTGCTGAGCTGCCCTTTCACCTCGGTCAGCCCGAGCTGGACTTTGTGCAGTTCCTCGCGGCCTGGCAGCGAGTCTACGGTCTGCTCGAGGCGTGCAATCCGGTTCTCGTGACGGTCCATGCGATCGCTGCCGATCTTGAACCGATCGTCGACAGCGGTCCGTCGCGTGCGGATCACGGCGAACACCATCGCGGCGATCGAAATGAAGAATGACGCAGCCTTCAACGTCAGGTCGAAATCGAGTGTCACGTCGGCGCGCCCCCGGGCGTGACTTCGTACAGCATGAAATGCGAGCCCAGCTCCGCGATGCAGGCAATGCCGCTAGGCAGCACGCGCAGGATCGTCCAGGTGCCCGTGTCGTGGTTGGCCCAGATTTCCATGAGTGTGCCGTTGGCCGACAGACCCATGCCGATCCGCTCCTCGCTGTGAGTTCCAGCACGGACCTCCATCGCGTCGGCGTGAGGGACGCAGCCGGATTGCGCGATGGCGCTGGTGGCAAACAGCGTGACGACGAACGCCGCGATCAGACTCTTCATGGGGCCTTCCTTTCCTGGCGGCGGGCGATGATGGCGTCGAGGGCCGGATTGCTCCCGGGCGGGCGCCTGGCCCGAGGCTCGGGTTGCTCGGTAACGGGCGCCGGCTCGGCGCCCAGGCCCTCGATCTCGCGGATGGTCTCGACCGCATTGCGTACAGCCTCGGGGCGCGGCGCCTGAATCGAGCGCGACTTGTGCAATTCGCGGGCCCCGAAGAAGAAGCCGACGATCGCGCCGAGGAGATACCAGAGCGGCTCTGGCACCTGCTGAAGCGCCACCATGCGGGCGGCGAACCAGACGGGGTCGGCCATCGCGGCCGCGAACAGGCCGATGGTGCCGAACGCCATCAGCGGGCGCGGCAGACGGTTCAGACCGTCGACGAACCCGTCGAACCAGGTGGTCCTGGTGCCGCCGAATTCGGCCGCGAACTGCGCCAGGGCCGCATTGCCGGCTTCATGGACGCGGCCGGACTGCTTTTCGGCGTTGACGCGGAAGACCTCGGCCGTCTCGGCGACGACGTTGCGCCCGCCGCCGAACAGCGCAGCCAGCCAGTTCAGCCCCATGCCGACACCCGGGCGGCGAACTCGGCCCCCGTCATGTGGAACTCGGGCGAGATGAACTCCTCGGCCCGCTTAATCCAGCCGCCCTTGCCGCCTGCGCGGGTGCGGGCGTACTTGCGCGAGGCCGGCCGGCGATCCGCGAGGCTGAGGTAGTAGTTACGCCGAGCGATGCCGTAAGCGTCCACCAGGTCGCCGTCGGCTTCGTCATAAGCCGCCTGCGCGATCCGGATGGTCTGCGGCCCGATCGCGCCATCGACGGCGATGTCGTAACCGAGATCCGCCAGCAGCTGCTGCAGGATCTTCACGGCGTTGGAGCCGGCGTTGACCTGCATGTCGAAGAGGGTCGCGTGCAGAGCCTCGGGCAGGGCCGCGATGCGCGGCTTCCGGAAGTAGTGCTCGATGAAGATGTCGATCGCCTGGTCGCGACTGAGGCGCTTCACGTCGGCCACGTCGACGTCGCCGTCGCGATCGAGGTCCAGCCCCAGCCGGCGCATCGTATGGATCGTGACGCCGTGGTTGGTGGCGCCGCCGGGATCGTCACGATCGTTCACGAACCCGCCTTCGCGGGCGACGATCTCGTCGGCGATCTGTCGGACGGTGGGTCGATCGGACATTGTAGAAGCTCCTTTGGATGGAGCCAGAATGCCGGTTTGAACGGGGGTGTTACGGACGCAAGGGTTTGCCCGGTCAGAACAGCCGCAGCTGCCGACTCTCAGGCGCTTCGGCCGGATGGCTCGCGCCGTGCGGCGAACTCTTGAGGTAGGAGCGGACCTGGACATCCGAACGCCCACAGAGCCGAGCAATCTCCGCGACCGAGCGGCCTTCCGCTCTCAACGCGTGGGCGACCCAGCCGCGCGCGGTCGGAACGCGCGCCCGGTCATGCGGCAGCCGCTTGCCCAGGGCCTTGAGCCGAAGCGGTCCGACGAGCGCTTCGGCCTCCGATTTGCCCTTCGGGTCGTTCGGAAAGTAGATGGTGGAGCCGCCGAACTTGAGCAGGAACTCCACCGTCAGCGCAGGGCCGAGCATCTCGACGAACGGGTCGAGGTTGGCGGGGTGGCGCGGGTAGCGGATGGCGGGGGTGCTGGTCATTCGTCCACCTCGACGCGGGGCATTCGACGGCCCCGGCCGCGTAGGGGCTGGTTATGCTCCCACGCCGTCACAACGGTCTCGCCTTCGAGGTGGAATCGCATTCCCTCGATGACAACACCGTTCATGCCTTTATGGCCTTCGCAGGCCGCGTCGATCCGCCGCCCGAGGGAACATCGCAGGGCTTCCACGTCTATGCCCTGCGCGCGCTCGAAGTAGCGGAGCAGGGCATGATCGGTGACATGGAAACGGGGCTTTTTCACCGGCGCACCCCGCTCCAGTCGAACTCGATGCCGGCGCGGTCGATCCACGCGCGCAGCGCCTGGATGACGGCATCGATCTTGTCCGCGTCGCGCAGCATGTCGATGTCGGCCGGAACGCTGCCCCACGCCTTCTCGAACCGGCTGCGGACGAAGGCGTTCAGGCCGGCGCGGTCGGGGCGTTCCAGCTGGCCGGCATCGCCCAGCGCGCGCCACAGGACGTGCACCAGGCGCAGGTCGCCTCGCGGTGCTTTGGCGCGCCGTCCGCCCTTGGGCTTGAACCCGCGGCCCTTCAGTGCGCCCAGGATCACCTCCAGCTCGGGCTGGGACATGTCCTTGAGGGACGCCTTGCCCGTCAGGCGCTCCTGCATGGTGCGACGCGTGTCCGCGTCGATGCTCAGCTCGCGGCAGGCGACGTGGATGAGGCGGATCGAGGCGGTCATCAGGCCATGCCCATCGCGGACTTGTACATCTCGAGCACCGCTTCTTCCTCGGCGATGTCGTCGGGCTCGCGCTTGCGAAGAGCGATGACCTTGCGCAGAACCTTGGTGTCGTAGCCGCGCCCCTTGGCCTCGGCCATGACCTCCTTCTGCTGGTCGGCGATCTCCTTCTTCTCGACCTCGAGCCGCTCGTACCGCTCGATGAACTGCTTCAGCTCGCCGGCGGCGACGCCGTAGGATTCGGTGGTGTCATCCATGGTGCCGCCCTCACGCCTTCGCCAGGTCGATGGTGACCGTCTGCCAGGGCGCGTCGAAGCTCTCGCGCATCTGGATCCGGTAGTAGGTCTTCGAGCCCACCACGCGGATCGCCTCGCGGATCGCGTCCATCGCGCGGTTCCAGCGCTTGTCCTCGACATCGAGCCGCAGCAGCGTGAACAGCAGGGCGCGGTTCACCTGGCCCTCCTTGTCGGTGTTGAAGGTGTTCGTGATCAGCGCACGCACCTCGGGCCGGCTGTCGGCCGACCATTCGTTCAGGCACTCGTCGAGCAGCTGCTTGGCGACCTGGAGCTCCGGGCCGAAGTCGAGCAGGTCGGCGACGCGGACCTCGATCTTCATCAGGCCGTCGTGGGTCTGGTAGGTCCGGTTGCCCTTCTTGCCGCCCTTGGTCAGGCCGTATTCCTGGTCGAGGATGGCGTCGAAGGCACCGAGGTCCTCGTAGGTGTGCTGCTTGAACCGCGAGACCTGCGCGCTCAGCGCCAGCGCGAAGCCCATGATCTTCCGGACCGTTTCGTCCTCGAGCAGGTGCTGCGGCTTGATGAACCGGACCGGCGTGTAGCCGCCACGGCCGTCGCCGAGGCAGATGTCGCCGTTGACGGTGATCCGGCCATCGGGGACCGGGGCCGGCGTGGGGGTAGAATGCTCATTCATTGGATCGTCTCCTGGCTGGAAGTGGCGCGGGCGGCGTCGGCGACGCCCGCCAGCACAGCGTGGTGCGCCTGCTGACAGGCCGGGCCCGCGCCGGTGCACTCGATCAGCGCGGCCATGGCCTCGATCTCGTCATAGGTGACCATGGACGTGCCGCGACGGCCCTTGCCGTCGATCTTGGCGATCGCGGAGCCGGCAAGGCTCAGCATCTCGCCTTCGGTGAGGGGTCGGATACGCATCAGTGCTCTCCTGTGTTCGTGGGTTCAGTGACGGTGGCGGGGGGCGCGGCGGGGCTATCGTCCAGCACCGCGTCGATCAGCGACGGCTCCTCGGCCAGCTGGTCGAGCAGGCGCTCGGCGAGGTCCGCGATCGACAGGCCCCGCCGTACGGCGGGTTTCTCAAAGCAAACCCGCATGAAGGGGGTCAGCTTGATCCGGGTCTGGCACAGAGTCCGCGTGGTGCCTGGGCGAGGGCCTCCCACGAAGCGTGGAATGTCCTCGCCGCGCCGGCGCGCGGTGGTGATGCAGGAGTAAACAGTGTCCGGGCTGACATCGAGCTGCTCCGCGATCTCGATCGGGCGAACCCTCTCGCGGGCCAACCGCAGGATCTCGGCGTTCGTATGGGCCATCAGCCGTCCTCCGAGTTGCGGGGGCAGCGGGCGCAGGCGCGGAACATGGTCACGTCCATCGAATTCCCGTTCCGGAAATCCCGCGACCGCCGGCGCCATTTCAGGCAGACCTGCTTGCCGATCTCGCCCAAGACCGGGCATTCGACCGTCTCGGCCATCAGGGTGCCGCGAACGCTGGTCTCGATCGACTTGGTGCCGGCTGCGTACTTTCCGCGCAGGACCGCGCTGACAGCGCCGGCCGTGTAGCCGATGGTCTGTGCGGCCCGGTTTTGGCTGGTGCGGTCGCACTCGCGCGCAAGCGCCTCGATCCAGTCGGGCAGGTCGACGCCATGTGCGTCGCGGGCGGTGTCCAGCGCGCTCATGCCCGTGCCCTCCGGCCCTGCGGCAGGAACTCGTCGGTGTTGGGATCGTGCAGCACCGAGACACGCCGGACGACAGGCGCGTCCGGACCGGTGTTCGCGATCAGGCGGTACATCGCCTCGCGACGCCCCGGGACGGCCCGGTCGATGACCTTCAGGTATCCGGCCTCCAGAAGGGCACGGCAGTAGGACCGGGCCTTCTCGATGCTGACCTCGACGCCGCCCGCGTTCGACACGAGCGTGATGTCGAGCGGGCTGAACTGGCGGTATTGGCGCATCGCGCGCCACATGTTGCCCTCGGGCGTTTTCACGTCCTGGGCGACGGTCACCAGATCGACGCGCTGCTCGGCAGCGATGTAGTAGCGGATGCGATCATCCTTGCGGGAGAGCACGATCGCGCCGTCGTCTTGCCAGCGGCGGATGTACGATCGAGCAGTGGCGACCGGGAGGCCTACGCGCTTCATCAGATCCTCGACGCAAAACTCGCCCATCGAGCGGACCCTCTCCAGCGCGGCGGTGCGGCGGGCTTCGGCGGTACGGCGGGCGTCGGTCATGCGGCACCCTTCTTGCGCGTGACCGCGGCCGATCCACGGCTGCTGCGGAAGTCCTCGACCTGGCGGACGGCGGGCGGCTGTCCGGTGTGGAAGGCGCGGTCGCCCCACATCGACAGATCGGCGCGCTTGGCGCCCCGCGTGCGCGCCAGCTCGCGGACGCGGCCGAGGTTGACGGCGACGCGGCGGATGGATCCGCCAGAGGCATCGACGATCGCGCGCAGCAGGTCCGTGTCGACATCGAGACCGCTGGCGTAGATCAGGGCGAGCTGCTCGGCATCGGCCTGGTTGCACGGCAGGGCGGGCTCCCACGCCAGCATCCGGTTGTGGATGTTCTCCCAGCGCGTCAGGTCCTGCGGCAGCTTTTCCTCGCCAACGAGGATGACCGGGGCCTGACAGCTCTCGTAGAGATCGCGGGTGAGCTCGATCATGCGCTTGCGCAGCAGGTACTGTGCGTCGTCTATGATCAACGGCCGATCGGTGCGGGCCAGTTGCGCGCCGATCGTGTCGACCATGCGGGCGACGCCGCGCACCGCGGGCAGACCCATCTCGCGCATGATGGCCTCGGCGAGGTAGGTCGGCGTCCAGCAATCCTTGACCTGTATGACGTAGGCGTTGAACTCGTTCGCGACGAAGGTCACGCCGGTGGTCTTGCCCCAGCCCGAGGGGCCGTAATATGTGGCCATGCCGGGCAGGCCGAAGGTCCGGTTCTGCACCTGCTCGACCAGCGCCATCAGGACGCCGACGTTGCGCAGCGGGGCGATGCTTGCGGGGATCATTCTCTGCTCCTCTCCCTCGTTATTCGTCTTTGGCGGCGCTGGCGCGCATGCGCGTCCAGGCCCGGTATTCAGCGGACTGGCTGTACTCGGTGAGCCAGAGCCGCTGCTGCTCGGTCAGGGGGTGGCCGTCGGCCTCTATGGCCTCCAGCTCCAGCGCCCGGTCGAAGCGGGTCTGCGGGTCGTCCTCGGGTTGCGCCGGGCGGTGCTCGGAAAGCCGCGTGACCTGGGCTTCCAGGCGCGCCTCGGCCTCGACCTCGTCGGTGGTCGGACGGCGCACGGCAGACTTCGGCGCTTGACGGTGGTTGGGTACCAGGCGCACCACCTCGGCCTCCGGCAGATCGTCGGCCTGAACCGTTTGGCCGGCAGCGCGCAGTCTCGCGGCAATCTCAGTGTCCGTCAGAGCCTTGTGGGCGGCTGCCTCCGCTTTCGTAGCCTTCGCGAAGGCCGAGAGCTTGCGCGCGTGATCGCGTGCGTCGTCGACCGACAGGAAGTCTCCCGGCGCGAGGACGTCGGCGTCGCCAAGATAGCGACCCTCCAGATCGTAGATCCGCAAGCCATCGAGCAAGGCATCGGGATCGAAGCGCGCGACGACTTTCTGGCCGGCGACCTGGTACATCCACGGAGCCCAATATCGGTGGCCGTAGAGCTTGAGCTCGCCGTTCTTGCTGTCGCCTCGCACGCCCTCAGCGCGCAGCAGCCACAGGAGCTGCTGTTCCTCGGTCGCCTTGCGGACCGGCGAGGTCTTGTAGCTCTCGTTGAACACATCGTCGAAGGAGCGTTTGAAGGCCACGTCGGACCGGCGATCGCGCCGTGCGTTGTGCGCGGCGATCTCGCGCTCGAGGACTGCCTTGAACTCGGACAATGGGATCGCCCGGTCGCCGTAGTTCTCGGGCTTCGCGTCGGGACGGTTGCCGGTGTAGGCGCCGACGAAGGCGGGGTGCTTGGCGACACGGGCGCAGAAGTCCTTGAATGCCCGCTCGATCGGCTTGGCCTGACCCCACGCGGGTTGCGCCCAGTGAACGTGGACGCCCAGCATGGTCAGAAGCCCGGGCACATCGTCGTCGCGGATCTTGAAGCGGAACCGCGTCGGAGTGCCCCCTGTCATCGCCTTCGCTGCGAACTCGCGGCCGTTGTCCAGCAGGGCATGAAAAGGGATGCCGTAGCGCTTCACAAGATCGCCGAAGCACAGCTGCACAGTGTGGCTGTTCGCGGTGATCGACAGCCGCCAGGCAAGGAACTTGCCGGAGTAGATGTCACTGAACGCGATCATCTGGACTCGCACCGGCTTTTGCTCGCCCGGCCAGAGCACGAAGACGTCGAACTTATGATAGTCGCCCTGAACGGCTTCCATCGCGTGCATGGACATCTTCGAACGCGTCTGGTGGGGGAAGTACCGGCGCAGGCCGTGCACGCCTTCACGGTGAAAGATGCGAATGTGGTCGGGAACTGTGGCGTTGATGACGCGCCGGATCTTCCAGAGCGGTGCCGTTTGCACGGCTTCCGACCGGGCAATGTCGGTCGCCCAGCTGTAGGCGGCGGAAAGATCCGGAGCCGACTGCGTCAGCCAAGCCGATTTTACTAGCTCAAGGAAGCGTTCCGGAACCTCGGTCTTTGGCTGAGCGGAGCCGCCGGCGCCGGGCACCAGGTAGGCGAGCCGATCCGCATGCGCGATCCCGTTCACCAATCCGATCCAGTTCCAAAGCGTCTTTTCGCTCTTGCCGTGCTTCGCCGATGCGGTTCGAACCGCCTCAGACCGGGTGAGGCCCGCGCATTCGAGCGCATCGATCTCGTCCAGCGCCGCCAGCCGACCCTCGGCCTTGCGCTTCGCGCTGTCCTTCGCCGCGTCGAACTGGGCCCATGCCTCGGCTCGATCAAGCCGCTCGCTCGGCCGGTCCTTTGCCGAGATGAGCGCAATCGCTGCGCGCGTCGGGAACAGGCTATGGTGATACTCGAGCCCGCCACCCCGTCCGGCCCGGCGCCGCACCTTGCCGGGCTGGTTCGCCCAGCCGTTGCGCCGCGCATGCTCGTTCACGCCGCGCGTGGTCGCCGGCATGTCGGGCAAATCCGCCGCGGCGATCTCGGCGGCGCTCCACCAGGTCTTCTGCGGGACGTCGGGTTCGCTCATGCGTCACCCAGTTCGGCCAGGGCCGCGGCGACGTCGTCGCCATGCTCCTCGAGAAAACGACGGCGCGCGGCCTTGTTGGCGCGGCACCAGGCGTCGGCGAGACGCAAGTATCCTGCCTCCGTTGCATCGCGCGGGGCGGGCCCTTCGCCTCGATCGGCCCGATACGCCCTGCGGGCCGTGGCGGCATTCTTCGCAGTCCCGGTGGCGAGGGCTTCGACCACCGCATAACGCTCGGGCGTGTTGTTGATCTTGGACAGCTGGTAGAGGTCGTTCATCGAAACGCGGCGCGGCGCGGCTTCCAGAGCCTTCGCCTGGTCAGGAGCGAGCGTTCGCCCGGCGCTCACGATGCGGCGGACCTGCCGAGGCGTGACACCCAGCACCGCACCCACGAAATCAGCAAAGGACATTTCTGTCCGTTGCTGGCCATGTCGGGCCAGACCACCTGCCACGCCGCCAGCCGTCTCCGGGTGCAGCTTGACATACGCGTCGTGCCGGGCGGCGAGGCTGCGGGCCAGACCGATCGGCGTCAGGTGCGCCATAGCGAGATTGGCATCCGTCTCGAAGAAGCGCGCTTCGGCCTGGCTGCAGTGCCAGACACGGGCGAGGATAGTCTCCAGCCCCAGCTCGTTCGCCAGCGTCAGGCGGTGCGCGCCGTCGATGAGCTCGTAGCCGGACTTCGCCTTGCGGACGTGGATTGGCGTGGTGAAGCCGCCGTGATCCTCGTAAGACTGCCTTAGCGCGGCGACGGCGTCCGTCGAAACCGCCCGGATGCGCGACAGGATCGCGATCTCGGCGACCGGAATTTCCTTGAAAGTGTCGATGTCCTTAGCCATTGGCGCGCGCCTCCTTTTCAGCGGCGGGGCGGGCGAGGGCGGCGCGCAGACGGCAGAGGACCGCGAATGGGTGGTCTGGCGGCACGTCTGGCTTCGGGTATATGTGCCGCCCCATGACTTTTTCGGCGTCGGCGTCGGCAGCGGCAACCCGCAACGCGTCCCGTTCCGCCTCGACCTCGGCCAGCAGACCGGCCACGCGGTCGATCTCGCCGTAAAGCCCGGTCCTTTTCACGCCTGCCCGATCAGACATCGCTGCGATCCTCCTCGACCGTGGCGGGCAGCGTTGTGCAGGGCACGCCCCAAAACGGGTGCAAGCCGCTGGCCGGATCGAACACGCGGGCATCTTCGACTCGAGAGCGCACCGGCTCGCGCGTCAGCGCCTCCACAACCGCCCTCGGCGTGAAGACCGGGGCTCCCTGCAGTTCGCTAGTGGGAGGGGAATTCTTAGCCATTCTTTCGCGGCCCTTTCGTCATGCGGTAGTACCAGCGCGGCTCGCCGTTCGGCCCGTCGTGCCGCTTGCTGCAGGCGATCTCCGCGCCCAGGCAGCGAAGCTCCGAGATGCAGGCGGACACGGCTGCGATCTTGGCGCGCTCCATAATCTCGAGCGTCGAATGCTCGCGGCGGTCGCTCAACATCTTGGTCAGGCGCGCCAGGCGGGCGGACTTGATCGAGGCGTGCTTCACAGGACTTCCCTCGACATCCAGTCAGCTGACGCGGACTTCGTCCGGCAGCCAGGGCACATGCGGTGGTGCGGTCCTTCCGACCGAAAGAGGGCGCTGCAGCTGATGCAGGGACGCATCTTGCTGGCGGCGCGGCGCGCCAGGCGCTGCCGGCGATCCTCGGCTTCCTCGTGCCTCACGTATGTCGGACTGACCCGGTGCGCGCCGCGGAAGACCGCCCAATATTGCCCGGCCTTGCCCACGCGGAACTCGCTTTGAACGTCCATCAAAGCCCCCTTCAATGCCCGAAGATCAGAGGCACCAGCACGGTCGCGGCGCAGGCCAGGACCACGATGCAAATGCCGGCGATGCTGTCGCCAAGCAGGCTGTCCGAGACGCGGCGCTCGATCTCGCAGAGACGGTTCCAGACCGCGCGCAGGATGTGAGTTGTGGGCGGCCCGGGCTCCCCTGGTGCCCCTGCGGAGTCAGGGGACGGGCGTACCTGCTTCGGCATGCAAGTGTGCGATACAGAGCGGAGTGGAAGGCGCTGCATCACAGCACCCCCACCAGCTTGAAGAGGGCGACCCAAAGCAGCAGGGACACCAGGGTGCCGGGCACGATCCACCATCCGTGTGGCATCGGACGACTTCCTTCTTTTGGTATTTCGACTGGGCGGAGCTGCGGGGTGCGCCCGACGCTCCGGCGCAGCGACGCGATCGAGGCGCGCAGGAGCGTTAGTTCGCGCTGCAGTTCGGGACGTAGCTTCGCCTTGCGCGTCAGCCGGATCATGTTGTCACCTGCTTCGCACCGCCCTCGATTTCGCTCAGATCGTTGGGGGGACGGGGCCGACATCACGCGACCTCTTGCCGGATGCGCTCCGCATAGAGCTTTTCGAACGTGTCGCGCCCGACCGTTTCGATCATGCGCTCACGAAGTTCCTTGGCTTTGGGGCCATTCCAGGCGCCTGTGGCGGCGGCCTTCGCGTTCGTTCCCGCCACGCCGTGCGGCACGCACCATTCTTTAAGATTGGTGCCCATCACTCTCAGGTATCCCAGGAACACGTCATAGAAGATGGGCCCCGGCTGGATGTAGCTCTTTTTTTCAGCCATATGCTTGAACCATAAATTGTGTATGCTCGACCGTGATTTGCGTTCATTCTCAGTTTTGAACGTTATTAACGGTCGTGTCAACGAGAAGCTGCGCAGATGAACGCGGATTACGGTCAACGACTCAAGGCATGGAGGGGACAGCAAAAGCTGTCTCAGCGCAGGCTGGGTTCCGAGCTTGGCGTAAGCCAAGGATACATAAGCGATATCGAAGCTGGACGAAGCGAGCCGTCCCGCAATTTCCTGCGGAAACTGTCTGAACGGTTCGGTGTCAGTGCCGACTGGCTCCTGTACGGCGAAGACCACAAGCTGCTGCATCGCGTTGGGGAGGAGTGGCGCGCGCCGAACCCAGAGGAAGAGCGCGAACTAAGGCTCGGTTTCCAGGCCCGCCGCACCGGTTCAAGAATCGAGCCATCCGAATTCGGAAGGCCGATGCGGGGCGATTTCCACTACGAAGGGCAGGACTTCGTGATGATCAACCGCATGGATCTTTGCGCCTCGGAGCCGACGGGTCTGATTGCGGCTGACGGTGGGCAGCGTGATGCGCTGGCGGTGTCCCGAAGCTGGCTCTTGGAAAACCAGGTTCACCCCGATCTGTCGGTTTTGGTCGAGATGAACGGTGACAGTATGGCGCCAACGATCCCGAACGGCGCTCTGATACTAATCGACTGTATGGACAGAGTCTTCTCAGCGGACGGAGTCTTTGCCTTCAGTCGGGGGGGGAAGTCTTTTGTAAGAAGGCTGGCTTCCCTGGATGTCGGCACCTCACCGCTGGCAGCCGCCTTAGCAGTCATTTCGGATAATCCGAACTATCCCATCGATGTCATTCGTGATTCCGAACTTGAGGGGGTGTCGATCGTTGGCCGCGTTAGGCGTGTCGTTTCAAATATTCTATGAGGTAATATCTGTGGCAAGCGTTCTGATCGTTAGGCGGGCCCGAAGCGACAGGCTCCGACGCTCGGCAAAGGGGTGGGTGAGATGACTTGGTCTTATGGAGCGGTGGTCGCGGCGATCGTCGGCGTCTTCGCGCTCGGCGCAGGTATCGCCAAGCAAAGCCAGGGTGATGACCTCGGCTTTTTCGAGGCCCGAACTGTGAAGGCGGCCGTGCGAAACAAGCTGAAGGATCCCGACAGCGCGCAGTTCGGGGAGATCCATGCGAAGCGCGACGGGCAGAAGATCGACGTCTGCGGCTGGGTGAACGCCCGCAACTCGCTAGGTGGTTACGTGGGCGAGACGCTGTTCATGACATGGTTGTCTGGCGGTGAGCCAGGCGCGGTTGTCCTAGCAAGCGACTCTCCGGAGGTCATTGCCAAGATGTGCATCGACGATGGCATTGATACGCCACGGATCCGAAGATCAGCCGGGTTGCTGGCTGATCTGTAGAGCTTAAGCAGGCAAATGTCGGCCGATCACCTACCGACCAAGCTCGCCTTTCCCGTCACACCTCGAAGGACTCCCTGCATGCCCTGGCCAAACAGCATCCCGCCGGATCTCCGGCATCGCCTCGAGAACGTCCTCTCCCGGCGCGATAGAGGCGCCCCGGAGCTGTGGGGCGAGATCCGCGAATGGCTTGCCGAGCATGGGGTCGAGGCGCCGGAGCGGTTGCCCGAGGACCCGCAGCGGCCGGCGGTGCGGGACGGGCACTGAGCGGGCAGGGTCCCAGACGGGTCAAGTACGGCGGGGTAGGTTCAGGAATGGCAGACAGCGAGAAGCCGAAAACGGATGCAATTGCCAATGACGACAGCCATCGCAGCGGTAGCGGAGGTCCACGCAGAGTTACGCTCGACCTGGACAACCTCGCAGGAAGGCACGGGACCGAGACGGCGTCGCGGAACGTTGATCCGCAGGTGGCAAAGAACATTTCTCAATCCGTTGAACAGGCTCGAAAAGCGATTGCTGGGTTGAACACTCCGAGGCTCGACTTCGCAAAATACACGGAGCCGCTACGAAAGCAGCAAGAGATCATCGACATGATGAGGGAGGCCGATCGAGCGAGACCTAACGGGCACCCACATCTCGATTTCAAGTTTCCGCCGAACCCAGCGGTCGAGACGAATGAGCGCCTCGAACGGATAGAGAAGCGCTTCGAGCAGTTCCAGGAACTCGGCACCCAAGCTGCCGAGACCGGCGTGAACCTGCAGACGGCCGCGTTCGAGTTCCTGGGCAAGTTTGAATCCGCTGCTGCATCGAACGACCGATCGGCGAAGATCGCGATCTGGGTGGGCCTCGCTGCTGTAGTCACTGCCGCAATCGGCGCATCGGCTCCGATCATCTACGCGGAGCTGACCCGACCCCCCGATCCGCTACCGGCACTGAATGCTCGCATGGAGGCACTGCAGTCGGAACTCGTTGGTCTGAGGCAAGACCAGGATGCAGCGGCGCAACGTCTGGTCGAGGTAATCGAGGAGGCTAGTGATAGTCCTGAACGTGCGGCGGTACTTCGCGAGATCAGGGATATTCTCGTGGCCGGTCAAACTCCTCCAGAAACCGACGAGGAAAGGCGGCCTACACAGGACAGTGACGCAACAGTTCGGTAG